CCAGTTCAAGAAGGGCCAGCCGGGCGAGCTCTTCGGGAACGAAGAGTTGGCACTGCTGGAGAAGCCGTGGCCGAACGGCACGACGGGCGACCTGCTGACACGCATGGAAGTCGTGTCGTCGCTGGCCGGCAACTACTACGCGACGGTCGTTGACGACGCCGGCCGGATCGGCGAAGCGGCTCGCACGAACCGGCGCATCGTTCACCTGCGCCCGGACTGGGTGTCGATCGTCATCGACTCCCCCTCTGGTGATCCGAACGCCCTGGACGCTCGAGTCGTCGGCTACCTCTACGAGCCGATCACGACGGTCGAGCCGGCGCGAAAGGCGAAGGGCGTTCTCCTCACGCCGGACCAGGTCGTCCACTTCGCGCCGATCCCGGACCCGGCAGCCCGCTTCCGAGGCATGAGCTGGCTGACGCCGGCCGTGGAAGAGGTCCGAGCGGACAAGGCCGCGACGAAGCACAAGGGCAAGTTCTTCGACAACGGCGCGACCCCGAACATCGCGGTCACCCTGTCTGAGTCCGTCACCCCGGACCAGTTCGCCGCCTACGTCGACAAGTTCAAGCTCGCGCATCAGGGCGCGGACAAGGCGTACAAGACCTTGTTCCTTGCTGGTGGCGCGGATGTGAAGCCGCTGTCTGCCGACTTCAAGCAGATGGACTTCCGGTCCCTGCAGCAGTTGTCCGAGACGCGCGTGGCAATGGCCGCCGGCATCCACCCGACGGTGGTGGGGATGTCGGAGGGCTTGCAGGGGTCGTCGCTCAACGCAGGCAACTTCAATGCCGCTGCGCGCTTGACGGCGAATACGACGCTGCGGCCGTGGTGGCGCAATGCGTGCGCCTCGCTGCAGACGCTGCTGTCGCCGCCGACCTCCAGCACTGAGCTGTGGTACGACGACTCGGGGATCTCATTCCTCTACGAGGACGCCAGCGACCTCGCAGAGATCCGATTCAAGAACGCGACGGCGCTTCGGCAGCTCCTCGACGGCGGTTGGAAGCCTGACGCCGCAGTTGAGTACCTCCGCAGCGATGACCTCAGTCGTCTTCTCAAGCAGCACTCGGGGCTGTTCTCGGTGCAGCTACAGCCCCCGGGTTCCGGCATCGACAACACGGACACCAATGCGGACGCCAACCGGCGCACCGTTGATCAGCGCGATGAGCCGCGGATGCCCCAACCCCATGAGATCGAAAACCCGCCGGGAGGCACTCGTGGCGATGCAGACTAAGGCGTTCGCGGTTCGCGGCGTCGAGATTAAGGACGCCAGCCGTGGAGAGATCAAGGCTGTCTTCGCGACCCTGAACGTCGTCGACCGTGACGGTGACGTGACGGTCAAGTCAGCGTTTCGCGACGGCGCGCCTGTCCGTATCTCGGCGTACAACCACGGCAGCTGGGAAGGCGCTCTGCCTGTCGGCAAGGGCGTCATCCGGGTCACTGATAACGAGGCCATCCTCGAAGGTCAGTTCTTCATGAAGACCACCCACGGTCGCGACACATTCGAGACCGTGAAGGAGATGGCTGAGCTTCAGGAGTTCAGCTACGGATTCCACGTCACGGACTCGGAACCCGGCGAGCTCGAGGGAAAGAGCGTCCGCATCATCAAGGGTGTCGACGTCGCCGAGGTGTCGCCGGTGCTGCTCGGCGCGGGCATCGGAACCCGAACTCTGGGGTTGAAGAACGCCGAGGTCAACGCCGCAAAAATTGCGAATGGCCGGCTCTCCGCCGCAGTGCGTCTGAACGCAACGAACGAGAAGGATGGAAGCCTGGTGGACGAGAAGTCCGCAGTGGTTCCCGCCATCAGGCGAGCGATCCCTCCACACGAGACGGGCACTGTGACCCGGGAGTGGAACGCGACCGCGACCACCAAGGCCATTTCCGACGAGGCCAGGCCCTCGGAGCTGCGCACCGTGTACGCCTGGGTGGATCCCGACGGCGATCCCGAGGTGAAGTCCTCCTACCGATTCCCACATCACCACGGCGTCGGTGGCCCGGCAAACCTTCGTGCGTGCCTTCAGGGCATCGCCACCCTCAACGGCGCCGCTGGTGACCTCGGCATTCCCGAGGAAGACCGCGAGGCCGTCTACAAGCACCTGTCGGCGCACCTGCTCGACGCCGATAGGGAACCGCCGGAGCTGCGTACAGCCGAGGCGTCAAAGGGCAGGAAGAGGTTCGCTGACGAGGCCATCGAAGTGATGGCCGCAGTCTCGAACTTCATCGATCGTGCGGCGGAAGTCGTGGCTCTCCGCAGCGCAAAGGGCCGGGGCGTGTCTCCCGCCACCGCCGACCTCTTGTCATGGCTCGAGGGCGATCTGGTGCGGCTGAAGTCCCTGCTCGAAACCCCTGTGGAAGCAGACCAGCTCCCGCAGCCCAGCGATGACGAAATCGCGTCAACGCTGATGGCCGCCGTGGCGCGGGTCAACGGAATCTAAGGCGGAGAGCCGCATGTACAACGACTCTGACCGGGTCGTCGAGTTTCCCGCGCTCAAGGAAGCGCAGGAGAAGCTTGACGCCAAGCGGAAGGGCCTGGCCGACGTCCTCAATGAGGCCGGCCCCGACTACGACATGGCGAAGGTGAAGTCCCTCGCGGGCGACACCCACGCCAAGGTCGCCGAGATCGGCAAGATGAACGCCGAGATCGACGAGTGCAAGAAGAAGGTCGACGAGCTTCTCGTCGTCGCTCGAGCCGCCGCCGCGGCGAAGAAGGGCGAGGAGCACTCCGAGTCCGGCGACGGCGCCCGTGAGCGTGAGCCCGAGCGCAAGGATGGTCGCCGCTTCAACATGGGCGAGGCGTTCGCCCTGTCGGCGGCGTTCAAGAACTACACCCCCGGCTCCGGTGCTGGTCCGTCCGCTCACCTGGACATCGACCTCAAGACGCTGTTCCAGACCGGCAACATCGCCGGCGCTGGCTGGGACCCGGAGGACATCCGCACCGGTCGGCTCGAGCTGACCCCTCAGCGGCCAGCCGTGCACGTGGCCACCTACTTCCCCCAGACGACCACGACCATGTCGTCCGTCGTCTACATGGAAGAGACCACGTTCGCTTCCGTCGATGGTTCCGCCGTCGCGACCTCTGACGGTCTGGCCAGCATGACCAACGAGGCCGGTACCTACGGCGAGGCCCAGCTCGCGCTGACCGAGCGGCAGGAGCCCGTCCGCAAGGTCGCCATCTGGCTGCCCGTCACCGACGAGCAGTTTGAGGATGAGCCGAGGGCGAGGGATTATGTCAACAACCGCCTTCCCTACATGGTGCGGGCGAAGCTCGACTCCCAGCTTCTGCAGGGCAGCGGCACTGCCCCGCAGATGAAGGGCGTCGAGAACGTCTCCGGCATCCAGACGCAGGCGCTGGGCACCGACTCGATTCCGGACGCGGTCTACAAGGCAGCCCGGAAGATCCGCGACAACGGCTTCGCCGAGCCGAACGTGGTGTTCATCGCCCCGTCGAAGTGGGAGACCGTGCGTCTCCTCAAGACGGCCGACGGTGTCTACATCTGGGGCCACCCGTCGATGCCGGGTCCGTTCACGATCTGGGGCATCCCGGTTGTGGAGACCACGGCCGTTACCTCGACCAAGGCCATTCTGGGCGACTTCGCGAACTTCTCGGAGCTCGCGATGAAGCGCGGTCTGGACGTCCAGGTCACCAACAGCCACGGCACGCTGTTCGTCGAGGGCAAGCTCGCCATTCGTGCGGATCTGCGCGCGGCGGCCGTCTTCTACCGGCCGAAGGCGTTCGCTGCGGTGACGGGTCTCTGATCCACAACTGAATAGGGGAAGAGGGCGCGTCAGCCTCGGGGCGCCCTCTTCCTCATCACCCGCAAAAGGGATCCCTTCCCGGCCTCATTCGAAAGAGGGAGCATGACCATCCAGCCTGGAACCAACAAGATCGGCCACGCCTTCAAGGAGGGCCGGAAGAAGTACGTCCGCGGGGTCTACGACTTCGCCACTCACGGCGGCGCCGTTGGCGACATCACCCTCACCACGACTCCGGTGATCCCGAGCGGTGCCCTGGTCACCGAGGCCATCGTCAAGGTGAACACCGTCCCGACGTCTGGTGGCGCGGCCACGGTTGCTTTGAAGCTGGAGGCAGCGGCGGACCTGAACGCCGCCGATGCCATCTCCGGTGCCCCGTGGTCTTCGACGGGCGTGAAGCGGGCCGACAAGCTCGGCGCGGCGGATGCGGGAATCCTGACCACCGCAGCTCGGTCGGTAGTTGCCACGGTCGGCACGGCTGCCCTCACGGCCGGCGCATTCGACGTGGTCGTCGAGTACATGGAGCTCGCGCCGTGAGTGATGACGAGTTCGTGACGATCACGGAGCACCTGTGCCTCACTGAGGACAGG